TCTTTTATTGCATCAACCTTTTCAACATCCACAACTGATTTCATGATTTCTGCACCGACTGTCTTGAAACCTAAGTCTACAACATCATCTCTGAAGACCTCAATCAACTTAGAATTTCTAACCATTTCTATTTTCAGAATCGTTGTGATTCCTTCGGTTGCATCCCATGCACCATGTTTACTTCTGATATCCACGATTATTTCAACAATTTGGTCATAAACTCCTGCTTCCTTTAATGCTTCAATAAACTTCTTCATGATTATCTTTCCTTTCTTGTTCTTCTTGTTCTTCTTGTTCTTTTAGGTTTTTCTTCTTCAACTACTTCAGCTTCCACAACTTCTACTGGTTCCTGATCAGGTGTTTCTTCAACAACTGTTTCAGTTACTTCTTCCTGTGGTTCAGCTTTCTTTGCAGTCTTTCTTGTTCTTTTCTTAGGTGCTTCTTCCTTTACTGGTTCAGTAGGTCTATCACCTGTTAAGTTTGCTTCAGCTTCATCATATAACCTGATTAAGTTTTCATATGATGTTGGAATAGCTGATTCATTTACAGTTAATCTACCGCCACCAAAGACAACTTCTGAGCGCTTGAAGTTAAGTGTATATACATCATCTTCAGCAATTGTTCTTGCTACGATATCAACCATACCGGCAAGCTTATCAGCCACCTTTTCACGCAAGTTAGGTTTTATTGCTGTAATCTTGTCACCGCCACGTTTAGTGATATCCCTTGAAGTATCTTCATGTGAAAGGATGATTAAATTTTCATAATCAAGATTGAAGAATGAACGCATTGTTGAAAGGTACTGTGTTGTAACCTTATCCCATGCCCTGAATGAATCATCTGATTCATGTGTGATTCCCATTTCCTTGTAAATCCATAATCTGCACATTTCATAAACGTCTTCAGCTAAGTCCACTACGATTGTTTCAAAATCGTTATCCTTCTTTTCAAGTTCTTTGATAACATCCTTGAACATATCCCAGCCCATAGTAGTAACGGTTCTTCTACCTTCAGTTGTAGTGACATCCTTGATGTCAATGTGTGGTGGAATACCACCAGGTAACTGTGTGTAGTTACCATCTGTGGACAATAGCAACAAGTTAGGGAACTGATTGACTAGATAAGTCTTACCGCTGAACGGTTTACCGTAAATCCACATCTTTCTCTTAGTCTTTTGCGTAACCTGTGTACGCTCATTTTTTGGTAATAGCATATATGTATCTCCTTTCATGCAATAACCTTCATATTCACAAAATCTACACAACCAGCCATGCTTTCTTTTGAAGTCCTGACATTCAAGTGCATGTTTGCAATCAGTCAGCCATTCAATGACTTTTGTGTGATCATATTCAATTTTTACCAGTGCAGGTTCTACTTTCCTTGCTTCTTCTCTGATTCTTTGTCTGTACTGTTCTAGTGATTCAGTCTTCTTTTGCTTGAATGTAATCTTTGGTACAAACAAGAAATAAAGCTTTCTTATCTTCTTACCTGGATTATTCTTTTCAAAAAAGTACTTGTACAAATGAAGCTGCTTTGATTCCTTGTAGTGATCAATATTGTTTGAATACTTGAAATCATAGATGTCATAGACATTTGGTACTTCACTTTCATGAAATCCTGTCACTGGTGCTAACAAGTCAATAAAACCAATGAAGTCTTCATCTTCAATCTTCACTTCATTAAAACCTTCAGGAATAAGTTCTTTAGCTTTTGGTATCATCAGTTCAAGTTTCAGTGCTTCAGTTTCTATCTGATCAGTCACAATTGGGAAGAATGAATAGAACTGTTTGATAGCTTCATTGACATTCTTTTCTAATCCTGTGTGTAACGCTGTACCCACGTATAGTGCATTGTCAGCGTTGTTATTTGGTAATGTGTGTAAATCATCCAAGTAGTGCAGTTTGTACTTGTATGGACAGCTATTGAATGATTCTACACGTGAGTGTGAAAACCTCATTTGAACACCCCTTCATTGATGTCTTCAACAAGTCTAGGTTTCACATCAAAGGTACCGACCTTGAATGTAAGTTCTATCAGGCTTTTGAACAGCTCAAACTTTTCAGGATACAAGATAATCCCAAATCCACCGCTTTGATTGATAGCCTTGACATTATGTATTTGCAGTTCAGATGCTTTACCGCCTGATGCTTTAAGTTCACAACCAATAAATATTCCATTGGCACATATGAGAATGTCAGGTATACCGCTTTTTTGGTAACCGCCACCCCATATCTTTGTGAACCATCCACGCTGTTGTACTGTCATCTTCTGAACTGGTGTACCAGCCTGATAGATACCTCTGCTTGCAAGATATCGTTCTACTTGTTTTTCAAATAACTTTTCCTGTGCCACTATTCTTTAACCTTAACCATGATTGATGCTTTGACATTTGAAACCTTCTGATATTCTTCAGCCATTTCAGGATGATCTTTCTTGAATCTAGTTGAATCAAATGTCTTGCGTGTTGATGCCTGTTTGTACGTGATGATAATGTCATCAGTTTCAAACTTGACAATTTCATGTTTTTCCATTGAAGACTGAATAGCTTCACGCATTGATTTAAGTTTTGCTTCCTGTTTCTTCTGATCAACAAGAATTGATGTGATTGTCTTAAGTGCACGTGCATTCTCCATCATGAATCTTTCACGTTCATTTGGAACTACTGACATATCAGCATCAGGACAAGTTGAAGGTTCTTCAAGTTCCAATGCATCAAGACAAGCTGCACCACAAGTGTCTACTTCTTCACAAAAGAAGCAGCATATTTTCTTTTCCTTTGGACACCCAACGTTCTTACAATTAAAAGCCATAATTATTTACTTCCTTTCAATTCATTTGCAAACTGCTTTGTATTATTCATTACTTTGATAACATATGGTGTTTCATATACACCCTTATCCCATAACGTCTTGGCACCTGTTTCACCAAGGTTGTAAGCCATCAATACTTTTTCAGGACTTTCATATTTTTTGAATAAGTGACTTAAGATGTACATAGCACCACGTGTATTTTCATAAGGGTTTAAGAAGTCATTAATCTTAAGCGCCTTTTGAAGTTTTTCATGATTTACTGTATTGATTTGGAATAGACCATAATCATCAGTGTCAGATACAAGATTATCCGTGAAGTCACTTTCAGTCTTGATAAGACCTAGTGTAAATGCGTAATCAATTCCACTTGAATTTGACATACAGTAAATGAATTCCTGAAGATCACCGCTAAGTCCTACGCTGTCAAGCTTCTTGAACTTGTACTTCTCAGCTGATTCCCATTTCTTGATAGCTGCGTTGCTTCTCCAGTTTGAACTATCTCCATAGTTCGCAATTTGTGTGTCATTGGCTTTGACAAGGTACATAGCCCCAGCACCAATTGCCATGCCTACAACAACACCAATAATTACTAAAATGTATACTCTTTTAAGAATTTGTTCCTTTGTACGATTTGAATAGATCATCTGTATAATCCTTCCTTTTCTTTAATGTTTCATAAATTTGTTCTTCAACGGTTTTTTCACATATCATCAGGTAGTAGTAACAGGGTTTTTCCTGTCCTATCCTGTGTATACGTTTCTTACTTTGTTCAAACAATTCAGAACGCTCACAAGGTGTGTAATAGATGATTCTATTAGACTTTTGTAGATTCAAACCCATCGCCCCAGCTTGGTATTGAACCAGTGTTACCGAATTGTCATACGCTTCATAAGCGGTTAAATCTTTAACTTTTCCATTCACCTGTGATATAGGCTTGTCACAATCACTGCATACCTTGACCAGTTCTTCCAGTTCATTGTTGAAGTTGTAGAAGACTATTAAGCGTTCATTTGTTGATTCAATCAGATCCTTGAATGCCTGAAGCTTGTCTGAACTGTATGCACCACATAGCTGTCTTGCGTATAGCTTCTTTGTAAGTGTTGTGTCACCAATCAGTTCCAGTTCCTGATCATGATTCTTGAATGCCACGAATGACTGCTTCGTGAACTTTGAATAATTGCTATTCTTCTTCACTTTCACTTCTATGAACTGCTGCGCTGGTAAATCAATTACTTCTTCAGTCTTCTTGAAAACTGCACCATGTTCACGCATCTTTGACTTTAAGCGTTCCACATTCTTGTATGGATCAGCCTTATCCACTATCTTTTGTGGAAAGCCACCAACCATTATCTTCTTCCAGTTCACATAGACTGTCTGAAATGCATCATATGAAATCTTCCAGCCTAGCAAGTGACACTGTGACCATAAGTTCTCATACTTGCCTGATGTTGGTGTTCCTGATAAAAGGATCACTGCATCAGCATCAAGTTTCATGATGAATTTTGTCTTCTTTGCTTTGACGTTTTGAATCATTGATGATTCATCAAGCATCAGTGTTATTCCCTTAAGTTTTAGAAGTTCCGTTCTTCTCCAGGCTAGTTCATAATTAATGACTGCTACAACCTTCATTGATGTCAGATAGTAGTTATCAATGAATTCCTGATAGTTCTTCTTGTTTGTGAGGTCAATCACTGCAATACCGTTATAGTGATTGTAGAAGTGATCAACCCAGTCATTCACTTTTGACTTCTGACATAACACAATGTTTATTTGATTGTTGATATCCATCAGTTTTTCACTGCCAATGAATGTCTTGCCTAAGCCCATATCATAGTAATAAGCTACCCTGTTAAGCTTACTGGTAAGATCTAAGGCTTCTTTTTGATGTGGGTATAAATCTACTGACATAAGTCACTTACACCGCATGAAGGATGATGTCACGAATCATGGC